TGGGTCGGCGAGAACATTGCCAACTTCGCGTGGACCATCATGCTGCTGCAGGAGCTGCAGCAGGAGTACGGGTTCCGCTACTCGAAGCGTCACCTTGCGTTCGAGAAAGCACACCAACCCAGCTGCGACCAGATGGATCTTTTTCCGCTGCAGCCCCGCACCCCCTTCGCGAACTGCTCCCTCTTCAAGGACGAGCCAAACGTCCACGAGGCCTACCGGAAGACTATGATCCACAAGTGGACGAACTACAAGCTTCCTCCCCGGTGGACTCTCCGCAAGCCGCCAGTCTGGGCCGAGGGATTGTTACAAGTAACGGAGAGTGTAACGGTCTGACCAGAACTGTTACACTTTAACCTGTGTACTTTCCCCAGGACACAGGGTATAATTTCTCATGAATGAAACAAAGCGCAAGCGCCGGAACGATCGGATGCACATCGTGTACCAGCTCATCAACACGGTCACGCTGGAGCAGTACATCGGAATCGCGGCCATGATCGATCGCAGCGGCAAGGAAACCCTGGCCGCCCGTTGGAGCCGCCACGTTGGCCGCGCCTTCAACCAGAACAAGTCGTGGAAGCTGTGCGAGAGCATTCGCGCCCACGGTCCCGAATCCTTCCACGTCGAAATCGTAGAGAAGGTTCGCGGCAAGGCAACGGCCTTCGCCCTCGAGACCGAGCTTCGCAAGTCCGGCAAGTTCACCCTCAATTCAGTTTGATAGGAGCCAAGATGCAAAACTCTCTCGCTCTCGCTGCACAGTTCGACGAACTCCAGGAAATGGGCATCGAGCTCATGACCGAGGAGCAGTTCAAGGAGCACGCGTGTGATGTCCTCACGGACGGTCTCGAGGGCCTCTACGAGCAGATCGCTGAGCACAACGGGGAAGTCGCCCGCTTCGGTGACAGCGGTCCCGGTCGGATGCGCCAGCTGCTGGATTCGGTAGCCCGCGTCCACGAGATCGAGCGGCAGATGGCCCGTCTCCACGGCGCCAAGTTCGTTCCCACCCGCTTTTCGATTCGGAGCCCGCGATGAACTCACTCCATCAAGCCCTTCTTTTCGGTAGAATCCAAGCATTTCGGGAATCTGCAGCGAGGATTCGAGCTCATGGAACTGCAAGCGAGCTCGAAGTTCTGGCGACCATGCCGGATGGCAAAGGTGTATTTCGTCAGTCGGATCGCGATGAGGCTGCCGCCGTTGTGGTCGCGTTACGCGCCCTTAACGCGGACGTTCGAGAAGCTGAAAAGCTTCTTCAAGAAGCCAGGAAAATCGTGCGCTGCCACGCCCGCGCAACTTCCAAGGACTGGGATCAGCGCACGACCGATCTTCTGGCTCGCCTGGGAAAAAGCAATGGATGACTTTACCCTCGATATCGATCTGTCGAAAATCCAGATGACAGATGACGTGGTCCGTGACGCGATCTTTACTGAGCGGGTCGCGAAGGAAATCAAGGCGCGCTGGGATGCAGCGCGCGACCGTCAGGAAGTTCAAACCAAGGAGTGATGATGGAAATCTACGCTGTGTTTCTGACCCTGCTGGTGGCCTACATCGGCTACAGCCTCACGGAGGAATGATGGAACCCCAAGAATTTCTGTTCTACGGTCTCATCGTCGTTGTGGTAGGCTGCATCATCGCCCTCGCTTCAGCGGTGCACAAGAGGTAATCGTGAGCCTACCCATGGATGAGGACGAGGTTGTCCACGTCAGAGATCAAAAGCGGGCAGCCAAGGAAGTTCACCGGCGTGGTCGCTTCGATGATGAAGTTCGTCGTCAAGGCGATCACAAGCGCCCGAAGCCCCGCAAGCCGCGCTTTACGGAGTTTCTCGATGAAAGTTGAACTGAAGTTGATGCTCGACATCCCGGAGACCACGCTCTCCAATGCCGAGCTCGAAGACGCGGTCTACACCGCGATCGTTCACCACGCTCGCATGGACCACCTCAAGCTAGCGATCGACGCCATCATCGCTGGGAAGGTAGAAACGCCGGATGAAGATCCGCGCTACCGGGTGCTCATGAACCACCACAACATCTGGGCTGACATCCTCGAACAGCCCGAGTGGAAGATCACTCTTCTGGATCCCAACTCGGATCCCACTCCCCTCGTCGATCCTCCCTGATCTTTACGATGGTGTCATCAACGTCGTGACCGAAGGTCAGCTTGTCGTAGAAGAGCTCTACAAATCCCTTTCTCGCAAGAATTGCCAGCGTGATGAGCGTGATGAAGAAGTTCATGTTCTCGTGGCTTTCGTGGAAGCACTGAGGCTCACAGCCCTCGGCTCTCGCAAGCATCTCCGAAAGAAGCATGATGTCCACACCTTCATCGTCATCGCCGTCCATCGCGAGCTCGACTGAGAAGCTAAGCTCAGTAAGCTCGTGATCAGAAAGTCCCTCAAAGAACTGCCCAAGGGTTAGGTAGGGATTGCTCATGAGCTTCCGCGCTGTCCGCTTGACGAGTTCGGATGTCAGCGGATCCGTCACGACTCTATCGAGCCGCACTTGAAATGGGTATGAGTTGTTCATTAGAGGGGGAAGATCGACGTGGCTTGGGAAATGAGGTTGAAAAGCTGGTCAAGTTCTTCCTTGACGACTAGAAACTGCGCCTCAATGTTGACGAGCTGCTGGGTCTGAAGATCGCCAATAATCTCCTTGTACTCGTCCTGCGTGAGTTGACCAGCCTTAAGCTGTTGAGTCGCTTGAGTCGCCGACGCGGCGATCTGCGCGGCGACGGTTGAAGGGCTTTGCAGAACCCCAGCGAGTTGGTTGACGATGTCGGTGCAGTTCATGCTTACCTCGGCTTGTTGGCGACAGCAGCTTGGATGATCGCCGTGGTGTTCTCGATGATCGTAAGCTTGTCTTGGCAGTACGCGGTGCTAACGGTGGAGTTCTTGACGTAGCGCTCGTAGAAGCCGTTCGTGATGGTGTCAAGGTCCTTGATCATCTTCACGGTGTCGGAGTTGTGGGGGATGCTGCTCGAGTAGAGCGTGAGCTCGATGGACTGGTCGTAAATCTCCTTCGAGACTCCGCGCATGTAGGCGACATCGCCACAGTGGGACTGCTCGAGGACCGCCGTCGAGCGGAGGTGGTTGATCCGATCGTACTCGCCACCGTCGAAGGGTGCCACGTCCCAAGACATGAGGGACTTGATCGTGGTACAGCCCGCGAGGAGGATCAGGGGAATGAGGGCAAGCTTCTTCATGAGGGGATCCGAGGAGGGTCTGCTCTATTTAGACTCGGAATCCTCCTGGAAGAGTGTAACGATCGTTACAACTTAACCGTGTACAAATTACAGGTTCAGTGTAGAATGCTCTTATTGGCTGATTGAAAAACACCACCAACGGAGTCCGCATGTCTAACGTCGCAGTCCTCAAGCAAGACCCCCGAAGCAAAAAGTGGATGGCTACCTACGCGGGTAACGTCCTCATGGCGTCCTTCACGAAGGACCACGTCATCAACACCATCCGAGCTGGCCGCTGCAACAAGGCCAACCAGGCGAAGGTCACCGACGTCAAGGAGTTCGGCGTCACGATCGAAACCGCCGTCACCGAAGCCCTGGCGCCTCCGAGCGGACAGGACAAGTTCGACATCAACGAGCGCTTCGACTTTCTCTCCGACTTCGTCTTCATGGTCGCGGATCGCACCTCCCCCTCCCTCGTGGTGAGCGGTGAAGGCGGCCTCGGCAAGACCCACACGGTTCTCAAGGCCGCCGCAGCTGCTGGCCTCAAGGACGCCCGCGACGTCATCGGCGCCAAGATGGACGGCGACTTCGAGGAAGGTGAAGATCCGGATTCCGATGAAGGCGAGAGCAAGACGTACATCTCCCCCTCGGAAGCCCGCAAGCTCTACACGATGGTCAAGGGCTACTCTACGGCCAAGGGCCTCTACCGGACTCTCTACGAGAACCGCAACCGCATCATCATCTTCGATGACGCCGACGTCTTCAAGGACCCGGTCGCCGCGAACCTTCTGAAGGGCGCCCTAGACTCCTACGAGCGCCGGATTATCTCGTGGAACGCGGAGCCGCTGGGTGAGACGGATCTGCCCCGCTCGTTCGAGTTCCGCGGCGGCGTGATCTTCATCACGAACATCCCGCTCTACAAGCTGGACAGCGCAGTCAAGTCCCGCGCGATCTGCGTGGACCTCTCGATGAACGCGGACCAGAAGATCGAGCGCATGGGTGCGATCATCAAGTCCCATGACTTCCTGCCCGACTATGACCTCAAGGTCAAGAAGGAAGCCCTCAAGTTCCTCGAGCAGCACAAGCACGTCGCCACCAGCCTCAACCTCCGCACCTTGATCCAAGTGACCAAGGTGGCCGCACGAGGCGAGAACTGGGAACGCCGCGCCGAATATCTGCTGACCGCCATCTAACTGGGAGTTCGGAATGCTCAAGATCCTGGTCAAAAACCCAGCTCGCACGTGCCAGACCGCGACGCTGACCCCGGAGCAGTTCTCGGTCGTCCACGACTACGTCGTGAACTCGATCAACGATGGGAAGAAGCCGAAGGACAGCGTGATCGTGGAAATGCTGGCCTCCGCTGGAAAACCCGTCACCTTCACGGAGCCAGTGTGATGGGTCGCATTATCGTGGATACCCGCGCGGACAGCCACCTCCGCCTCTACATCGAGAAGTACAACTCGATGGCTCGGATGTTCCGCCGCCCGACCATCAACGCGAACTATCTCACGAGCGAGGATCGCCGAGAGCTCAACAAGATGGTTGAAAGCGACCTCAGTCCCGAGAATCTCACGTGCGACGGCGAGCTTTCGGCCGCCGAAGTTCGGTCCCGCGAGAAGTTTCTCGTGATGGTGCAAGAAGAACTCCGGGCGAGCGAGTGAACGTCCAAGACATTCTCATCGCGGTTCTCCTGCTAGCCCTGTTAGCAGTATGTGCCGCTATTAGCTACCACGCCTGGAAGGAACTTCGGGCGCCGATGCTGAGCGATGAGGAGCTTCTCAAGAAGTACCTTCCGCCACCGGAAGTTCCCAAGGAGATCGAAATGCGCGAAAATGAAGCTCAACGCCACGCCGCAGAAATCCAGCGCCAAATCGACGAGCTGAACCGACTGCGCCTTATCAACGTCAAGAAGTACGAAGGCGTAGAACGTCGAGGTCAGCCGCAAAAGCCCAACGAGGCCGCCATCAAGGTCTACGAGGACCTAATGACCCGGCTAGGAGCCAAGAAGTGAACGAGCTTCACACCGTCCCGCGATTCCCGAACGTCTACTGCTCACAGTGCGGTAGCGAGTTCGGACCGGGCGACCATGGCTTCAGCCACTGCTGGAACCACCAGTACGGGCACCTGATCGGCAAGAAGGTGCGGAAGCTTTCCCGCGCTGGCACTGAACCAAAGCCATTCAAGTCCAAGTCCAAGATCAACACTGTCAAAGGGATTATCCAGCACCCGATTCTCGCTATGCCCGCCTTCACCTTCGAGGAGGATGACTCCTACGTCGAGTGCAGAAAGTGCGTGGAGGTCGTGTGAGCGAGCTCGGCCTCTGGGAAATCCTAGTGCCGACAATGCGCCGGGTTGGCGGTAAGCCCTACACGACTCGCTATCACAGGGTCTGGGACAAGGAGGTTCGCGCCATCTCTGGCGGTCTAACGATCCTCACCCCGGCCAAGGGTCAGTGGATTGCCCCTGATGGGGAGCTCTTCGTCGAGCGCATGATTCCCGTTCGATTCCTCGCCACCCGTGAGCAAGCAGATCGGATCATCGACTACACGCTCAAGTACTACGACCAACTTGCAGTTCTCTGCTACCGCGTTTCGACTGAGGTCATCCTCCGGAATCGACCATGATCAATGACATCCTCTCGCTGATTCCCGATGAAACTCGCATCACGTTTTTTCTTGGGATCAGCGTGGTGATGGTGCCCTTCTTCTGCTGGATCTTTGGGAGGGGTTTGCTCGCGCTGTATGCCGAGCGGCAATTTCGCAAGACAGGAGGAAAAAGTGGAACACAACTTTCTGACCTTTGAACTCCCTGGCGGTAAGATCGTCATCGGCACCGCCGCCAACGGTAGCTTCCTCATCGCTCGAGACGAGAACATCGACGAGCTCGAGAAGATTGGGGACGCTCTCATCTCCCACGGCACCATCCTCTCCTACCAGGTGGCCCGGTTCGTCCGTCCTCGGCAGCAGCGAAAGCTCTCCTCCTGACTTGTAACGATCGTTACACTCTTTTTGTGTACAGAACTCAGGTTCCAGTTTACAATGTCTTATCGATTGAAACACAGACGGAGCCTAACTTGGCAGCTCGCATCGAAAAGACAATTACCGAAATGGCCGGTCGCTACATCTACCCGCAGCGGATCGCACAAGTCCTGAATGACCTCTGCGAGTTCGCGTATGAAGGTGGAGACGCGGACGTCCAGGCTGCGCGCAAGGCGGCAAAGGTTCTCATCGCTCACTGCAAGGCCACCAAGCAAGCCAAGGCCTACGATGCGTAACCGCCGCGCCAGCGATGACGTCGTCGACGTCGAGTTCGTGACCGCCACCCGTGCCGTTGTGCCAGTGCCGGTGGAAGCCGAACCGGTTCCGTCGAACCACCGAGTTCTGTCGCAGCTCGCCCAGTATGCCCCGACGGCCACCTACCCCAAAGCCGTTTTCATCGACACTTTTGCCTGAGGAATCATGCGCACCCATCCCAACTATCAAGTCGTGGTCTACAACAGACTCGAGTGCGAGATCGCCCGATCCGAAATCGAGAACGACGTCGACGTGGCCGCGGTCACGGTTGACTTCATCAACGACGTTTGCCAGGTTCTTTCCGTTGGCGACACGATCAAGATCGAGGAGATCGCGTGATGGAAGCGATCCCGAGGAAAGAGTTGGAAAAGCTGGAGGAGCTCGCCGCTACGTGGAGCCTGGATCCGGCCATCCAAGGAATGCTCGAAATGGCCTGGATGATGGGAGCCACGCACGCCTTCAACGAGGCTGTCGAACGCGTCAAATCCATCCGTGCCGTACCCCCGAACACGACCGTTAACTGAGGAGACCCACATGCTCGAGCACATTGCAGCGCTGACCAGCATCCCGTACGATGAGCGCAACCTCGCCGCCATCACGAAGCTTCAGCGAATCCAAGCCCGCCTTCCGGCGAACATCCTCATCGACGACCCGCGCTTCGTGACCCTGGTGCAGGAAGCCGAGGAGAAGCTGGACGCCATCGGCCTTTCTGCCCTGGCCCAGATGGCCACGATCATCACCACGCCGCCGAAGCCGCGCGAGCTGAAGATCAAGTCGTCTCCGAAGGGCAAGCGCATCACGGTCGCCGCCGAGAACGGAGTTCGGTACTCCTTCGGTCCGATCTGGAATGCCTCCATCGTGAAGGGCAAAGGCATCGCGCTCGCCGAGATCAACCGGGAGAAGCTCAACCACCATGGCAAGATGCTGGGCGTCAAGAACGTCGAGAAGCTGGACGTCAAGACCCTCGCAGCCAAAATCGCGGAGAAGCTGTGATGGCCGCCGAATTTTCGCGCAGGTTTCACTTTCTCTCTAACTTCGTAGAGTCCTCGCGCGAGGAAGTGACCGAAGCGATCCGTCGCTTTGCCGTGGAAGTCCCGCCTTCTGCGGGGGAGCTTCGCATCGGCGACTCGTGGGTCAAACCGGGAATCAAGCTCTCCGAAACCCACTTCGGCTTCGGACTGTGGACCTACGGCGATCGGGACCTTGGTCGGTTCTGGCACATTCTCGATGCAGTTCGTAAGGAGAGAACTGCGAAAGTGTAACGATCGTTACACTAACCTTGTGTACTTCCGCCAGGGATAGTGTAGAATAGCCTTACTGAATGACCCTAACGAATCTCCGATGACCAACCCGAAAGGAAACACGATGACCGCAACGAAGACCCTGGCTCAACTGGTTGCCGAGTACAACGCCCTGGCGACCTCGCAAGGCAAGCCCACCCGCAAGTCCTTCGACAACAAGACGAAGGCGCTGGACGCCATCGCCGCGCTGCAGTTCCTGGTGCAGACCACCCCCGCCGCGACGAAGGGCACGAAGGTCCGCGTCCGCAAGAGCGCCAGCAACGTCGTTCACAACCGCGGGCCCCGCGGCTTCAAGGTGACGAGCCCGGCCTGGATCGCGTCGATCAAGTCCGTCAAGGGCATCTGCCTGGCGCCGGCCAACCTGCCGAAGCTGCAGGACACGGCTGCCGTCTACGGCATCAGCCAGACCCTCGACCAAGCCGAGATGGTCTCGCAGATCGCCGCCGCCCTCGGCGCGTAACGAGCAACACGTACGGCAGCCGGACAAGCCGACCCGGTAAAGACTCCCCCTCCGCAAGGAGGGGGTTTTATTTCCGCTGGAATCAGTGTAGAATCACCCTAGATGATGGGAGAACACGATGGGATACGGTTGGGCTGACCTTAACGCGTCAATGTACAAGGCGAAGATCGAGAAGGCGGTGGCTGACATCAAGAAGCTGCAGCCCAAGCTCAAGTTCGATGCGCTCGCGTTTTCGGGCTCCAGTGGAGCGGCGATCGCCTTTCCCGCGGCGGTGGAGCTCTGCATCCCGATTATCTACGTGCGAAAGAAGGGTGAAAAATCCCACGGCGACGAAATCGAAACGACCCTCGCGGACTTCGACGACGACATCAAGTACCTCATCGTCGACGACTTCATCTGTGAGGGAGGTACGGTCACCCGCATCTACAAGAAGCTTTCGAAGAAACGAAAGGATGGGCGCGATCCTCTCACGTGCGTCGGTATTTACCAGTGGTCCTCGCGGGACGCCCGTAGAGAAGACTCATACACCATCTACACGAGCCAAATGGCGGATGGCGTCACACTCAAGCTTTTCAGGGCGAAGGCATGAAAACCTACTTCACGTCTGACCTTCACTTCGGTCACGCGAACATCATCAAGTACTGCAACCGGCCGTTCGAGAGTTCAGCTGGAATGGACGAGGGGCTCATCGCCAACTTCAACGCGCGAGTTCGGCCCGAGGATGTTACCTACTTTCTTGGCGACATGTTCTTCTGCGACGCAAAGCGCGCGATCGAGATCATGCACCGCTTGAACGGAATGAAGCGGCTAGTTCTCGGCAACCATGACAAGCTGATCCGCAACCAGGTGCCGCTGCAGAACCTCTTCGACAAGATCTACCCGGACCTTTACGAGCAGTCGATCGATGGCATCCACGTTGTCATGTGTCACTACCCGCTGCTCACGTGGAACCGAGCGTACCGAGGAGCCTTCATGCTCCATGGCCACTCGCACAACACGATTCCGTTTGACCCGAAGTACCGCCGCCTGGATGTTGGTGTCGACGCCCAAGGCTACGCTCCCATCGCGTGGGAAGAGATCAAGCGGAAGCTGGAGAAGATCGACCCAAACGACGTTCGCGACTACTAACCCGAAAGGATGCATGATGAAGACCACACGCGCTGAAATCCTCGCTGAAGCGCAGCGAATCCGCCAGCAAGCCGCCGCTGAAATCGCCAGCAAGGTCGAGCAGATCAAGACCCTGCACGCCGAGTGCGTCGAGCTTGCCGAGAGCACCGGACTCGACTTTTCGCTGCAGGACATCGGGCTCTACACTGACCAGGAAGCTTCGGACAACTGGAACGGCTCAAGCTGCTAACCCAAAACCAAGGAGGAAATGAAATGGCAAAGAACAAACCTGAGCTCGTGACTGATCTGAAAGATGTTGTGTTCAGCTCAGGCATCACGCTGGCTGAAATGGCGAAGCAGCAAGACGTCATCCGCAAGGAAGCCAGCAAGCTTATCGCCGACTACATCGAGGCTGGGTCCAAGATCGTCAAGCTCATCGTCGAGGGTGGTAGTGAGGAAGACAATCTTCCTGAAAGCGAAGAACTCGCGGCCACCGCGTACGCGTACTTCAACATTGCCAACGCCGCGTCGATGGCATCAGGTGTCGAGTACGATATCCCGTACGACTACGACTACGGCGATGGTGACATCATGTCAAGCGCCCTCGAAGAAAGTGGAGATGGAGACTTCGGCAAGAACATGGAGAAGCTGTTCGATCTTCTCTGCGACATGGAATACAAGAGCCGCAAGTGGAATGCTTCCACCTGCTAAGGAGAAAGACATGAGCGACAACGTTACGATTCCGCGAGCGCGGTACGAGGAACTGCTGCGGGCCGCCGGCCTTCCGGTGGTCTCCCAACAGGAAGCAAGCCAGCAAATCTCGGATAGGATGGTACAGATCCGCGCCCTCTTCAAGGAGTGCGAGGATCTTGCCGTTTCGGGCAACGTATCCTTCAGCTTTGATTTGGCCTATGGGATGGGTGGCTACTACAACCCCCAAGAAGCTCGCTGGGTGTCCTCTTCCGAAGGCTGCTAAGCCGTGACTATTCTGATGACAGGAAGTAGAGCCCTCGTGCGCTACTTACCCGCTGACCATGATCGAGAGATAAACGACACCGACCTCGTTGCAACATACGAGGACGCGGTCAAGATCCGTCAGTCGATGAAGGGCGTCAAGGCGCACTATCCCATCAACGGCGGCGACAGCGTCTTCATTCGAACCGACGCCGGCATCGTTGAGATCGAGATAGCGTGGGAAGGCTCTCGTGCTGAGAAACTGCTGCGGTTCATTGAGCAGCAACCAGACAATCTTCGCAAAAGCAGCGGCTTCATTATCCCGTCTCTTGACGTGCTCTACCTTCTGAAGCTGAGCCACCGCTACAAGAAGAACAGCCCGCACTTCAAGAAGACGATGGATGACATCATCCTCATGCGGCAGCTTGGCGCAAGGATTCGCCCAGAGCATGAGGCCTTCCTCAAGGAGCGCGAGACGCTGACCTACACGAACAAGACACCTAAGCTGAACCAAAGCAAGGCGGACTTCTTCGGCGCCAATACCGGGGTCACCTACACGTACGACCACGACAGCATCCACGTAGCCGTGAAGATGGGTGATCGCCCAGCCTACCTCTACTTCAAGCCAAGCGAGAACCAGGTTTTTACGAGCCGCTTCATGTTCGAGCAGCAGGATCACCTTGTCAAGCTCTACGCGGTGCTGGAGGAGAGCTACGTGCTCGCTCTCGAGCGCTCACAGATCCCGTACGAAGGCAAGATCACCCCGAAGGAAAGCTTCCTCATCGCTCTCGAGAAGGTCTGCACGAGCATCACGTCGGGTTGGTTTCGCGAGTTCGCGTGGGAACACTACTACGATGTACTTGGGATGTACAGCGACGACTACGTGCTGAAGTTCAAGCACGCTCTTGCCGAGGGTCGCATCAAGCCGCACGCTGGGTCCAACTATGCAAACGCCTGAGGATCTGCTTCGTGAGGTAGCGGCGCAGCGAGACGAGGACATCGACTTCAGCGACATCCCCGAAAACTCCTTCGAGGGAGGTGTGCGTGGCTTTCACCGCTTCCCACGTGGCTTTATCATGGAGAACCACTGCATCCACGTGTGGAACATCCGTGATGGAAGGTGGGAGAAGTTTCGTTCGTGGATGCAGTGGTGCCCGTGGATGCTGATTCGTGTTGATGGTAGCTTTACCAACTTCGACTGCTTTCCGCACCGCATGGAACCCTGGGAGAAGGGTCAGAAGACGCGCGCCTGCAAGTGTGGTCACACCGAAACCCGGCGTTAGACTTCCTTGCCCTGCCACCAGATTCGCCCGAAGTTGATGCGGTCCGGTCCGGTCTTTTTGTCTTGAGGAACTAAACCCGTCTTACGCAGCTGCTCAAAGAACTTCTCGTTGAGATTGCGCGCTCTCATCCCACCGTTGAGGATGAACTGGACAGGGATGAACTCATTGCCGTCTAGCGCCTTGATCGCCCACATACGCGCTCGACCCTCGTGCTGTGAGATGCTAACGAGAAGCGGCTTTCCATCCTGGAAGAACTCCTTCTCATTGACCTTCACGTAGAGCTGGGGTGCCGCGATAGGTGCGAGCGCCTTGATGTGCTTCTCAAGCCTTTCAGCGTCCTCGCTTCTGTCCGCCTTGGTCACAAAGGAAAGGAAATCGGCAGGACGTAGCTCAGCCACGAAGCCAAGGTACTTTACGTTCTGTCCATTGGGCGTGCTGCCCATTCCCTTCTCGTTGTCGAACGCCACGCGCCCAACTCGGTAGCGGTCATTGACATTGCTCCCGCTTATCTCACCAAGGCGATCAAAATCGTCCCTGGTAATCGTCCTGGGAGCTTCGCGTTCTTCGAAAAGGTCTCGTAGCTTCATGCGGCTATTTAGAAGAGTTTACGCAGGACCTGAACTGGTTTAGAATGAGACCATGAACACCTCGCAAAAACGGTCCCTGTTTGAGCAATACCTCCTCGATGAGGGGTTGGTATTTGACCTGTCGATGGCTGAGAGCAACGGTGTCACCTTCTACAGTGACGAACAGACCGGAATGTTCTTCGACGGCTTCTGCGCTGGCATCGATGCAGGGATCGACAGCTGCTCGACCGACTCCAAGATCGCGAAGGTGATCCGGCAGAAGCTCACCTCTGGCAACTCCGTTCCCATCGAGCGCTGCACGGTCTTCGCTCGTGAAATCGAACTCATCGAGAAGAAAAATGAATGACGTCGAAAACCTTCCCGCGCTTCTCGGTCTTATCGCCGTCTGCGGGCTCCTGATGTTCCTGGTCTTCGGTGGCTTCTTCATGCGCAACGACTACGACCATGGAGGCGGTCGGTATGATGAGCGCGGTCGTCTCATCGAGGATGCCGACGGGAACACGATCACGTACGAGGATGACAAATGAGCCACTACAAGAAGGGCGAGCAGCTCAACAAGATGATCGTGCTCGCGACGAACAGACACGCCACCCAATACGACAAGGGCGGCAAGCCCTACATCCTCCACCCTCTCGCCGTGATGGGTCTGCTTGGTCCTGACGCTGAGGAAGAGGTGCAGCAGATCGCGGTCGGTCACGACATGGTCGAGGACACTGGCGTCACGTACGCCGAGCTTCGCGAGATGGGTTTCAGCGAGCGCGTCATCGACGGCATCCGCTGCCTCACCAAGGTTCCCGGTGAGACCTACGAGGAGTACAAGGCGAAGGTCAAGAGCAATCCGGACGCCATCAAGGTCAAGATCGCTGACCTCACGCACAACACGCAGATCAACCGCCTGAAGGGCGTGACCGAGAAGGACATGGCGCGGATGCAGCGTTACTTCTCCTTCTACATGGAGCTCATCAACCTTCCGAAGGAAATGCCGTGATGCTTACCCTCCTCGCGATCTTCGTCCTCTACGTCCTTATCGGAAGCCTGCTTTTCTGGAAGTGGATGCTCGACAAGGGCTGCACGAGCCGTGGAATCTGGTTCATCATGCCCATCTTCACGCCCGCGTGGTTTATCGGCATCTACCTGTACGCCGCGATGTACATGATCCTCCACCCCCGCGAGACAATTTACCGGTTCAGCGCTAAGGGGCGGGCTGAGAACAAAAAGACGGAGGCGGCTGTAGCTTCCCTGTTCGAGGAAAGCCGTAGAACGTGGGATCAAACCATCCGCATCACCCCTGCTACCGAAGAGCAGCTTCGCTTTCTCGAGTGGCTCCATGACGATACACCAACCGATGCTGGAGAAGCAAATGGCTCAAAGCGCGAATCAACCGACTGAAGACGAGATCGCCTTCGGCGTCAACGTGTGGGTGCACTGCTGCGCCCATGAGCGTCCTCACGTCACCGGCTGGTGCACAGCTCCCCTTCATCAGAAGACGCTGCTCGATGCCCAAGAATACTACTTGGCTCTGAAGGAATGTTCAGCCAAAGGGCTGAAGCTTTACTAACATGAACGAACTTGTCTATGCGTTTACCGCGCTTTTGGTACTTGACAGAGTAATCGGTGTCGTAAAGCCAGTCTGGTGGAGGGAGACTGAGCTATGGCAGCTTTTTCAGTTCAATATGCGGTGTTGGCGCGTACTTCGTGTCTGCTCTCGCGCGAGGTCGACCTTTGACGATGAGCTATGCTTCGATGAATCAGAAACGTTTTGCGCCTGTTTACTTCGGCACGTCGAAGAGTTAGAGAAGGACTGGAAGCGTACGGCTGACACCATCAAGGAACAGTACCGCAGCTTCCCAATGCGGATAATGGCTGGGGTTGGGTTTCGGATAGACCAACGTTTTCTTCGGTGCCATCGTGTTTGGTCAGATGCTCTAACGGCCCTTGGGTCTGATGCCCAGATGCTTGGGCGAGCTGGAAGAAGCGCACACTTCATCAAAAAGTACGTTTTGGCACTTCTCCTGCTCATTCCGTTTTGGGAGGTGGTTTATTTCTGGCGTGAAAAGCGCGACTTCATAAATCTGTAACCTTACTATGATCTTCTACGTTGCGGTAATCTTCGTTCTGATCATTTTCCTGTGGAACGATAGGATAGGCTGTCGCCATCACTGGGAAGGTGAATGGAGACCTTGGTCAGAGTACCAGACGCCAAGGCGATGCGTGGTGTGCGGGAAATGGAAAATCCACTGGTCCAGTGCTCACGAGGGGTAAGCTTGACCAGGTTCTCAGGCGCGTCTGATCCTCCCATAGACTTGGGCAGGATGTGGTGCTTCTCAAACCGCCCGGTCAACCTGCTGTTTACTTTCTCCTGAGCTTGTGCTATAATGCTTCTGTACCACCTCGAATACTTGTTGTCCTTGAACATCGATGCCTCCTTTGGTTCACCAGGATATTTATGAAGACTGTAGAGCAAAAGTACAAAAAACTGAACGAGGTAGAACACTGTCTCCTCCGTCCGGGCCGCTACATCGGAAGCATCACGCCTCACACCGCGAAGGAGTTCATTCCCGTAGTTGAGAGCGCCACGAAGGTTCAGATGGTGGCGCGCGAGGTCACCTACAACCCCGGCTTCCTCAAGCTGTTCGATGAGGTCATCTCCAACTCCGCAGACCACTCCAAGCGCCCCGAAGGCAAGCACCTTGACACGATCCGCGTTGAAGTCGATCAAGCCAAGGGCGAGATCAGCATCTTCGACAATGGTGGCATCCCGGTCCTGAAGCACAAGGAGTACAACCAGTGGGTGCCCGAGATGATCTTCGAGCTCCGCGCTGGCTCCAACTTCGATGACGATGATCAAGCGATGCTTACCGGGCAGAACGGTGAGGGCGCAGCGCTGACCAACATCTTCTCGCACAAGTTCGTGGTCGAGACGTGCGACGGCACAAACAAGTTCAAGATGGTCTTCGAGGATCACTCGCAGGACCGCAAGCCCGCCAAGGTGACCCCGGCTGAAGGCGCGAAGGGCTCCACCCGCATCACCTACTACCCCGACTTCGAGAAGCTGGGGATGGCTGGCATCGACCAAGACAACTTCGACATGCTGCTTGCTCGAGTCTACGAGGTGGCGGCGGTCAACACCCACCTCAAGGTCTACTTCAACGGCACGCGCGTGATGACGCGGTCCTTCAAGGACTACATAGAAATGTTCGTCGGTCCTGAGGGTGACTACGCCTACGACGAGACCGAGCACTGGAAGGTCGGCGTCTGCGCGAGCGAGGACGGCTTCCAGCACGTCTCCTTCGTCAACGGCACCCACACGAAGGTTGGTGGCACCCACATTCTCTACGCTGGCATGCAGGTCTGGGAAGCCATCCGCGTCTTCATTAAGAAGAAGCACAAGATCGACATCAAGCCGTCGGAGCTGCGGCAGCACATGATGCTCTTCATCGACTGCCAGATGGTGAACCCACGCTACTCCTCGCAGACCAAGGATGACCTCATCACCGAGGTCAAGGACTACAAGACCTCGTGGACGGTTCCCGACAAGATGATCAACAAGATCATCAAGTCCACCATCATCCAGTCCATCCTCGACTGGGCGCAAGCCAAGGCGCTGCAGGAGGAGATGAAGGAGCTGCGCAAGCTCAACAAGGAAACCGACAAGGCGGATCCGCGCCGGGTGGAGAAGTTCGCGGACGCCCTCGAGAAGCGCGACCGTCAGAAGTGCATCCTCTTCCTCACCGAGGGAGACTCCGCCGCCAAGGCGGTCCAAGCCGGTCGCGGCAAGAACCCGTATGTGGCAAGCTTCCCCCTCAAGGGCAAGCCCCTGAACGTCCGTGAGAAGGACGTGAAGCGGATCCTCGAGAACGAGGAGATCAAGAAGATCCTGACGATCATCGGGCTGAAGCTTGGCGAGAAGGTCACGAGCGTGGCGCAGATCCGCTTCGGCAAGATCGCCTTCACGACCGACGCGGACGTTGATGGTGCGCACATCAGCGGTTTGCTGATGAACCTGTTCGATCACTTCTGGCCCGAGCTTTACGACCTTGGCGTCATCCACATTTTCCGCACCCCGCTCGTCAAGGTCACGATGAAGAACAAGTCGGTCCGCGAGATGTTCACGGAGCGCGAGTTCAACGAGTGGGAAGCCAAGGAAGGTCACAAGCTGACTGGCTGGCACCACAAGTACTACAAGGGCTTGGGTACGTCCACAGCCGCCGAGTTCAAGTCGTACTTCGAGAACATGGACAACTACCTGTTCCGCATCGACATGACCGACAAGGACGACAAGGACGCCATTGACCTCGCCTTCAATGGTCAACGCGCCGACGATCGCAAGGTCTGGCTCGAGACCCCCGCCGACAACTTCGAGGACTTCATCGTGGAGGTAGCATGAAACTAGTAAGCTCAACAAAGTTCCTCGAGGGTGACACGTACGAAGTCACCGACACGGTTCTCGAGAAGGCAGAAACTCGCCGAGGGTTCGGGGTTATCAACTTCCTCGATCGCTACAACCAAGTCTGCTCGCTTCAAGACAGCAGTCTTGCGACTGAGCCAGCGATCTGGTTCGGTGTCGACAATACTGGGCCGTACATGTCGGGTCCTAGCGGCGAACGCAGCGAGGACGTGCAAAACCGCATGCACCTCACGCAGTCGATGGTCAAGACGCTCCTGCCCTACCTGACCAAGTTCGCTGAAACTGGCGAGTACATCTCGTCGATGGAGGAAGTAAAATGAGCGAGGGCTGCCCGTTCTGTAGCGCTGGTCACGAGCCAACCGCGCGCATTCGAAAGAACGTGATCATCGACGGTCATGTCGTTGCTCTTGACATGACGAAAGAAGCAGCAGACAAGTTGGATGCTCAGCTGAAAAGTCGTAGTGAGCGCCACGTGCAGCCCGCGTTCGTCACGCTCGGCGCCGTCATTTGCTCCATCATCTTCGCTCTTGCAGAGCACGAGACGTTCTTCGAGTTCTTTTTCCGCGCGCTGTTCTGCGCGGCGTTCTCGATGACGGTATTTTCACTTTTCTACAAACTTTGGGATAGGAAGTAAAATGAGCCTCAAGGAATTTTGCCTCGAGCAGGCGATCAAGTCCTTCACGGACCTCCCGCAACCGATCAACGCCGACGGGTACACGGACGCGTTTCACAACGTCGCGCCGGCCACCTACGACATCCTCCTTCGCGCGAACGCGTTCACGGAGTGGATGCTCAACGGCAAGCTGCCCGAGCTGCCGAAAGACGACGAGGACGCGGAATGATCATTGCGCCGCGCAAGGACAGTCAAGCCTACCGCGACTTCCTCGTTCAGCAGATCGCCACCCGCGCTCGCGAGGAGATCCTTGCTGAGAAGGCGGTGAAGACCGCTGAGGCTCTTGCGAGGATGAAGGCGCGATGAGCGAGATGCCGGCAAACGTCTGGCGGTGGGAGAATCACTTTGGGACCAAGATCCCAGTGCCCTTCCCCTGCAACGCTTGCCAGCAACCGTCGGTCTACGGCG